AAGATTACTTGAAAGCTTAAACAACGGTTGGGCATTGTTGTTACGGCAATGACCATAGCGTGAAGGAACTCGCCGTGATAACGCTCATGATTGACCGTAAATTCACGACGAACCCAACACTTAAAGTGCGGTATATTACTTTGTAAAAAAGGCATTTATTTACTTTTTCTTTCTTTTAACTACGCCGCCTTTAGCAAAGCCTTTTTTCTTCATCATCGCGCCGCCAGCTTTTTTCTTCATAACGCCACCAGCGGCTTTCTTTGCCACAACAGGCTTCTTCTTTGCCACCCCACCTTTAGCGTAGCCTTTTTTCTTCATCATCGCTCCGCCTTTAGCGTAGCCTTTTTTCTTCATCTTTTTCATGAAACAGATCCTTTTGTTCGTTTGCGTTTACTGGTTAATACTTTTCCACAACCTCTAGCTACCACAGTTCCGGGAATTTTCTTACCATTAAAAGGTCTTTTTGCAGAAGGATCACCCCCTCTAGACATACTTGTAACGGTAGCAGCCTTTGTGTTTTTTACAACCTGTTGGCCTTTTGAGCCTGCACGTTTCTTCTTTGCAGCAGTTGCGCGTCGCTCTTCTTTAGAAAGAGACATAGCTTTGCTTTTAGGTAAACATCGGTCAGGGTTTTTCTTGTCTTTAGAAGTGCCGCAAGGTCCCTTAATAGACCCGTCAGAGCCTATTCGAACCCAGTTCTGTTCGCGCCATTTCTTTAGCTCGCCCATTTAACTTTTCTTTCTAGGAGAACGCAGCATTGTTTTTAGGGTTTTTGCTTGTCCAGCATGAAGCTTTGAAGCTTTTTTCAACCCCTTCACAACCTTCTTAACTTTTGTATTGTTACGTTTACTTAACATTAGCCTCCCTTTCTTTTACTTTTCTTAGCATAATTTGGGTCTTTACAATATTTAGACGCCGCCATGTTTGCATACGCAGAAGGGTATGTATCAAAAGTTCTCTTGGCCCACGCTTTTCCAGAAGGACATATTTTACTGCCCTTAGACTTTTTTGAAGCTTCTCCACCGTTTCTAAAATAACTCAAGCCTCTGGGCATAGCGACTTTTTTGCGAGGAGAAGTAGTGATTTGTTTGTTCATTTGACCACGGCTTATTGTCATATTAACACTTCCATCTTTTACGAGCTTGGCGCAAACGACTGTTAGGATCTTTTGCAGCCTCTGGAAACTTTTTCATCTGGCCCAAAGAACGGGCGCAATAAGACTTGCGGCGCTTGGCATCTTTACTTCCTGCCTTAACCTTACCAGTAACCGCAGTCTTCAGTTTAGATCCGGGGTTCTTTTTTCGGTGAGCCTCAACGCCCTTCTTAGTCATTCCCGCCCCAGATTTAGTGGGACGGTAATTAGTCTTGTTTCTTTTTATCGGCGTATCTTTGCTCAAGAAAAACTCCTACGCGTGGTAGAACATCATAAGATCGAATTGCGGAACAACAAATGTAACAAAGCAACCGTCTTTAAACAGTACGCCCTCATCCGGCATAAACGGGTCGTCAGAGGCGTTGTCAGTCCCAATAGAGCGAAACTGAATTAGTTCTGTGCCTGTAACACCGCCGTTTCGTAGGTTAGCTTTTCCGGCGGTTCCGCCTGAATAAAAAGAAAACCCTTGTAAACGAGTGCGGCCTGCAAAGATTACATCCGCCGCATTGGCGTTAATTCCAGCCGAAACGTTTCCAGCGGGATTACCAACAGCGGTAATACTTAAAATAGTTTTAAAATACCCGGCGCTAGTAGCGGTGCCCGCGTTAGCGCCCGTGACATTCTCCGTAAGAGATGCACCGTTTACATCCGTACCAACTACGTTAAACGATTTTGAAGAATCGTTTCCGGCTGATAAAATTGTTACTTGTCTGCCAGAAGCGTTGGTAACACTTCCACCATCGGCTAAAGCACCACCAATAACCAAGGCTGCGTTGTTGCCCACTGAGGCGGCAACTGATATTCCGTTTGCGTCTAAAGCCACCTCATCGCTGACGATGACCGGGGTTACGTCTGATCCTGCCATTTCGGCCTCCTATAAAGGAAGGCGGGGCGTTAACCCCGCCATATTAATACTTACGCAATCTGAACGTACTCAATGATAAACGTAAACGAACCAGCCGTTGTAGCATCAACCGTGTTAGTGATGTTACAGAAGATGTTACGCGCTGCCGAAGCGTACTGAACAGAGGCTGGCGCTGTGGCTGCATCTTGAGTCTGAAGAATTAATGCTGTTATCGTTACGTTACCTAAAACAACTGTTGTACCAGCATCTAAGATTTCGTCAGCCTGAGTAGCTACAATTTGTGCGCCTGAAGAAGATGTACCAACTTCATAACCAATGTCACCACTTCCAATAACGGGAGCCGTAGCACAAAAGATTTTAATGTCAGTGATGATTGTGTTTGCAGGCTGTGCAAATGTACCGATTGTAGGACTATCGCCAGCGGTAGAGTTCACTGTCACACCTGTGACGTGAGCAACGTGCTTAACAAACAAACTATTGACTGCCGTTGACAATGTTGTAGCGCCTGTCACGGCGAGTGTTCCGCCAACAGAAGCGTTTGTACCATATGTGGAATTAGTTGTTTCAACACCAGTTTCGTCAGTTATCGTGATATCTTCAAAACCGTTTTGCGAACGCACTGGTCCGCTAAAAGTAGAATTACCCATGAGTATCTCCTGTCTTGGGTTAAGTCAGACACAGAATGCGCCTGTCAGGGATACCAAAACAATACAATACGTTTAGACAAAAAGAAAGAGGCGATCCGAAGACCGCCTCAGTTGGGTTACACAGGGAGGTGTGCAGCCCCTTATACGCCAGGAGAACCAAAAACGCAACGTGGGTCTGAGAATCCGAAGCTGTAACGCTCACGGGCTTTAAACCGCATGTTACCAGTATCGAAGTCCGCTTCCATGTTGGTGGAAAGAGGCGTCCGCTCAAAGTGGATAAATCCACGGGGAGCATCTGTCATGACGAAGAACGCATCTGGGTCAGTCAGGAAGTCGTTGACGGCATAACCATCAGGCAACATACCCATAGACTTCATCGCGTTAATGTCATTGTCAGCAGTGTTGACCCGAAGCTCTGAAGCCAGAATCCGTTGAGCAACAAACTGAAGCTGCCGTGGGATAATCATCTTCATACCGCGAAGAGCAATCTTCAAGCCACGCTCGTCAACAAAGCCTGCGATGTTGATCAGCATGTCCTCAAGAGAGGTTTCATTCAAATCAGCAGCCGACACGTTGTCGAGTGTTCCACCATTTGTCAGCGGGTGATCGGCGGCACAAAGTGCTTTACCGTCACCACCAGCCGATGCACCGGCAGTAAACGCATTGTTAAGAACCGCAGCGGCCTTAACTTGCTTACTGTGTGCCATCGAACGGGCAAGTGCTTTGGTGTAGCGTGATCCAAGACGATCATAAAGATTGTCTTCGATTGCTTCCTCAGTAATTGAGAAGGCCAACGCCAGAGTTTCGTGATTATAACGGGCGGTGTACGCTTCGTTAGCATCATCGTAACTTACGTTTGAGCCTTCCTGCTTCGTTGGTGCCGAGCCAAATCCGGACAACATAACTTCCTCTTCGAACGCTCTGTCCGATGATTCTGTTGTGTAGATTTCCGCATGTTGACCCTCGTACCGGTCGTATTCCATTCCAAACAATGCGTTTAGGCCGGGCTCTAGCTCTTTTGCTAGTTGTGCGCGAGAAATAGCCATGATCTATACCCTTCCTTATACGCCAGTTACTGAAACAGTACCAGCCGCAATGGAACCCGTAGGCGCATTGAAGTGGTTGTTTAAGCGAACGATTAATGGGATACCCGCAGCAGTGAAGTCCGCATTTTCTGGGTCATCAAGGACGCCCATAATACGACAGAACAGTGTGTTGGTAGTGGCGATGGTATCAAGATCTGCTGTTGCAGACGACATACCGGTAGCAGTCGAACCAGAATTACCTGTTGCTAACGCGATGTTAGCAAAGACCGCCGCACGAATTTCCGCTTCAGTGTTTGCCGCGGCAACAACGTTAGACGTTGCAATGGTAAACATTTGTGCAGGATTGTCGTAAACAAAAGCCCTTACAGGGAAATCAGAATCTGCCCCTGATCCGGGCCAAAAGTTAGAAAAGACCGTTTCACCATTGGTAGAAGATACATATTCGCATCCGTTAAAAACACCAACCGTAGAGACGTTACCGCCAGCCGCAGCTTGCAGATCGTCAATCACTCCCGCAGCCAACGGAATAACCGCCATGCCTTGGAAGATCGGGTTAGAGTTATCTGATGCGATACGATATTCAGTCGTACCGGTGGTGTTAGCGGCCGAACCTAGCATACCATACGGGCGAAACCCGAATGATCCCTTAGAATTTGCCATGAGAGCACCTCAAGTTTTATTCAGAGCCGCCTCCGCGTCCTCCGAAAGTTACACGGGATTGCCGGTTATTGCT